CCTGCAAAATTAGAGCAAGCTGTAACAAATGCAGAGATCGTATTTGTAGGCGCTATGGAATCTGGCAGCGATATGGCGGCGATTGTGAAAGCATTGTGCGGTGTGGCGATTTGGTTTTACTCGACGAATATCGTCCGCAATTGGAGGATGATGTTAATTGAGAACACTACAATGTGGAAAGTAGCCGGCTTTGTCTATTACGTTTTGACACTGAAAGCAATCGACAAAGTGCCGTTCCTTAGCGAGTATCTTAAGAGTTCGCACGTTGATGTGGATGATGATAAACCAAAATTCGATTAGAGTATGGCAAATTTCACGATAGCGGAGCTGGTTCAATCCAGCACCGCTGAACAATTAAAGATAAATAATAACCCTCCTTCTATTGTGAGGGTTCACCTTACTGAGACGATTACCCTCTTAGAGTGCATCCGTGCCGAGTGGGCGGAATATTGCGAACGTCACGACCTCGGTACTCCTGCTATCCGCATCACAAGCGGTTATCGTTCACCAGAGTTGAATAAGGCTGTAGGCGGAGTGAAGAACTCTGCTCATGTCACGGGATATGCCGCTGATTTGCAGCCTGTCAATGGAAAGCAGGATGAATTTGAACGATTCTTTGCAAATGATTTTTCTCGGATGGGGTACTCATTCGACCAAATCATTATTGAGAAATCTAAATCCTCTCGTTGGGTGCACGTGGGTTATAAGCGTGCAGATGGAAAGCAACGCAGACAGTGTTTCACATTAAATGTGTAGTTATGGACAACAAAGAAATTAAATACTACGTGTATTCAATGTTAATCCTCATTGGATTACTTGCACTTACGGCTCTCTGCCTTACAAGCTGTTCACATAGAGTGTATGTTCCTGTGCAGTCTATCCGCACAGACACTATCTACATGTCAAGAAAAGACAGCGTACATATCAAGGATAGCTTAATCACTCGACAGGTGATTAACATCCGTGATAGTGTCGCTATTCATGACAGCGTGGTAATCGTCAAGGATGAGCAAGGCAACATCAAGGAACGGCTTATAGTTCGTTATCGTGACCACTGGCATGCAACACAGGACGCTCTTACCCTCCGACGTCTGATTGACCGCTACAAGGCGAGCAATGATAGCTTGCGTGCAACTATGAAGGAATACATCGAGGTCCCTAAGGTCGTTGAGCGAGAGTTAAGTAGGTGGCAGAAGATAAAGATGGATGTAGGCGGATGGGCAATAGGCGCGCTCTCTGCTACTATGTTAGCTTCTATTGCTTATATCATTATTTGGCTTCTGAAAAAGTATAGGCGGATTTAATGAAATACATCAAGCTACATCTGACGGAGAGCCGCACGAAAGATAACCGTTTCGCACAAGCCTCTATCCGTGGCATCGAAGACAATACGGGTGAGAATTTTACGAGTTCTCACCCTAAACTCCTTCAAGACATCATTTGTCACGCTCTATCTCTTGCGCACGGTGTCGAGATAGAAGGCAACAACGGTTTTACTTATACCTTTCCTTTTAAGCTATCATAATTATGGCAATAGAAAAGCTCTATTTAGAGCATAAACAGACAGGCGGACGATTGACCGCTGACGAATTTAACAAGTTGCCCGAAAAGGTCAACGAGTTAATCGACGCACAGAACTCTGAGGAGGAACGTGTGAAGAAGACGATTGCAAAGAACCGCCCTACCCTTGGGCAGATTTCAAACGTAAATACTGAGGTTGACGAACTCACATCTGAGACGTGTGTACTCGTATGGAACGGCGACCAATGGGTGCCTATGAAGCTGTCTGAACTCGGCATCGGGCAAGGAGGAGGAGGCGGTCAGCAGTCTATTCTCTATTATCTCCGTGCCGTCAATCAGTCGCCTTCTACTACGCTATCGGCATCTAAGTCAGCAGGCGAGTGTTCTATTCGATTTATGTTCGTGTCTCGCACTAAGGATGTCGGACAAACCGAATATGTAGATACAGGCGAATGGGGAACTTACGAAATCTTCGCTAAGGCTGGTGATGGTACGTTCGTGTCTAAGGCTCGTGGTAGATGTCAGTCTAATACCATTACAACTGTTGATGTATTCAAGTTCTTAGAGAGCGGTCAAAATAACATCATGGTAAAGATTACAGGTGAGGTTACTGGACAAACTTCTCCTGCCTTAGTATATTCTATCACGCTGTCGGCTCTCTTCCTCTCTATTTCTGAGTTCAATTGGTGGAAGGCTTATCAAGGGGACATTGTTCTTCCATGCTACATCAGTGGTAACATCTCAAAGACGCTTCATGTGAAGATTACAGGTGAAGGTTACGAACAGACGTATGAGCGTCAGTTCGGTACAGCTACTTACACGTCATCGCCGGTCGCTTACACCGTGCCATTTACGAATAAGACTGGAATCTTCCATCTCTCAGCTTGGCTGTCAAATGAGGACAATACGGTCCAAACTACACCAGTTGGTTACGACTTTATGGCGGTGGCTAATAACGAAGCGGTGAAGATGGTCGTCGTGAACAATAAGGCAGAGAAGCTGCTTAACTGGTACGAAAACAAGGTATTGGAATATGCAGTATATGACGGCAAGGCGGTAACGACACCACTCTCAATCTTGATGAAGAAGGACAACGAGGTCCTTCAAGAGAATGTATCAGAGAATACTCTGACACAAACCAAGATGCAATATACCTTATCGCTTGAGGTCGAGACAATCGATAACTCCGATTTCACAGCGTTAATCGGGTTCAGAACTCACCCAACTGACGAGGTGCGTTTGCGTGATGCTATTCCTTTCCCAGTTGATAACTCGCAAGGCTATTCAGCTACAGCAGGAGCGGTGTTCTATCTGAATGCGAAGAACAGAAATAACACCGATACCGACTGCAATGTCCTCCGCAATCTCATCAATACCGAGCATATCGGTGCAGAGTGGCAGAACGTGGCTTTCTCTCGTGATGGTTGGGTAACTGATGATGAGGGCGCACGCACATTGCGCTTGCTCGCTGGTTCTCGATTGACTATCGATTATAAGCCGTTCGCCAAGGAGGCAGCACAGAGCGGAAAGACCATTGAGATAGACTATCAGATTAATAACACTTCTGACTACGATACAGAGTGTATCTCTATCGCTATGCCTTATCAGAAGGGGTATATCGGATTAAAAGTAAAACCTTCTTCTATTATGTTTGCAACTCGTAGCGAGCGTAATCCTGATGTACAGGCGATGAATACAGATGATGGTGTGCGTATTCGCCTGGCACTCGTGATTAGTCCTAAGAAGTACACTTACGTCTTGAATGGAAATACCTATTACCTTAACCTCGTGTACCTATACCTTGACGGTGTCGAAGCTCGTAAATTCGCCTACTTGCTTACCGACTCTATGCAGATAGGTTCAGGCGGTGGTATCGTTATAGGATCTGATAAGGCTGATGTCGATTTGTACTCTATTCGCATTTATGACAGTGCAATGGACGCAGCTAATGTTCATCAAGATTATATCAATGCTCTTGCAACCGTAGGAGAGAAGAGTGCCGAGAAATTGGATAATGACATCTACGACACGCTCGGTACCACAGTCGACTTTGACAAGGTCCGTGGCAAGGTGAACGTATTTACATTTGATAAGCCACTCCCAGCGTATGAGTATGGTAAATCATATAGACCTAAAGGCACGCTTGAGATATATCCGAAAGATGGTAATACCAACCTTAACCGCTTGACGATTACCAATCTTCAGCTGCAAGGTCAAGGTACATCATCAATGCTTTACTACCTTTGGAATTGGAAAGCTAAGGTAGCTAAGGACACGACCATCGTATATGAGGATGGTCAGACGGCACAGAAGAAATTCGAGTTATTTAAGAACCTGCCCAAAATATCCAAGCTGACGGCAAAGAAGAATATCGCTTCTTCTATGCAATACCACAAGATGGGTTCTGTAAACTCATATACCGACCTATGGAAGGCGGTAGGATTAACCAATGAGGGTATCGAACAGGATAGCGAAGCACGTGTGTCTATCTATCAGGAAACATTCGTTGGATTTGAGAAGCAGACCGCAGAGGACGGTACTGTTACGTACAAGTTTGTCGGTCTCTTTACAGTAGGGCCAGACAAAGGCGATGCTGCAACCTTCGGATATGATAAGGACTTGTTCCCCGACCTCTTATCTATTGAAGGCTCTGATAACTCGCCACGCTTGACACTCTTTCAAGTCCCTTGGGACAAACGACGCATCCGCTACAACACGGAGGAAGAAGCCTATCAGTACCAAGTCTCTGAACTCTCATGGGAAAACTGCTGGGACTTGGACTATGCTGACCTCCCAGCCGATGATAAGACTACAGCAGACAATGAGACCCGTCAGCGAGCAGAGCAACTCGTTGAGTCGTATATCACGGCTTACAATATTGTATATTCGTGCAATACGTTTATCGAGCCTTTCAATGGTACGCTTGACGAACTAAACGCTGACCCACACTCAACCCACATTGAGTATTGGATTGCAAAGGAAGGCGACCCGAACCAATACAACCTATACTATTACGATAGCTTGTATAAGAAGTTCTGCCCTTCAACACTCGATAGCGGTGTGTCGGTGGTTAATCTTCGTCAGCAGTTAGTCGGTGATAAGTACGGCTTAACCGAGACGATATTCAGCACGGTTAGTGACGCTGCCCAGCTCAATGCCTTATTCAAGGCAGCACGTATTCAAAAGTTCCGTGCCGAGCAATCACAGAACTGGGACATCATGGACCTTCTTTATCATCAACTATATGTTGAAGCGGTGGCAGCGACCGATAACTGCGCAAAAAACATTTATCCTTATAATTTTAATGCAGAATAGATATGGCGAAAAGTAAATGGAAGTTCAGACAAGATGACCTCGATACTATATTCACGGTCATTAACCAAGGATTGATGAAGAAGCCCTACTCGGTGGAATATCACGACACCTACGAGGACGGTACGCCAGTTTGGAACGGAGAAAAGTCCGTACTATGGAATCTTATGGAGCAAGCATACCCCGAGGAACGTGCGCAAATGATGAGACGAATGATGGCGAAGATGGAAGAATTGGGTGGATTACAGAAAGGCTCACACCAGCAGAAGCTATTTGCTTTCTTCGCTAAGTACTATTTCTCCGTGATAGATAAGTTCTCATCTATGCTCTACAATGAGGATGGAAAGCTGTATGAGAAGATGAAGCTCGCCATGCTGCAAGGTACTTACACGAACGATACCGACCCACTCGGTCAGTCGCTTGGTGATGGTCAGTCGCCAGAGGTTGCTTGGGCGAAGAAGCGCATTCAATACCTTATGTCTAAGTATTCCTTCGGTGACTACGATGCAAAGACCGCTGAAGGTGCGATTACTGTTCGTACCTCTGCACAGGCGGACGCTACAACTAACTCTATCGTTCTACGCCTGACACCTGCAATGAAACTGTATCCTACTATTGCATACGGTACCACAATCATGCGTGGTGCTCGCACAGATGCTGGTAAGGCTTGCGAGATAGTTGTCGATATCAACGGCACGTCCGACCAGCAGCTATCTGTCAAGTCAGCTGACTACTTGCTCGATATAGGCGATTGGAGTTCGTATGTCATCAATGGTGCGCTCTCAATCATTGGTAAGCGATTGAAGCGTCTGAAGCTCGGTGATGAGAATGAACAGAAGGTGAAGATACTCATAGCTTCGCTTACGCTCGGTAATACCACCTCCTTAGAGGAGATTGATGTTCAGAACATATCTACTCTTGGAGGTGCGCTCGATATGCGTGCTAATTATCGTTTGCGCAAGTTCCTCGCTGGTGGATCTTCACTCACCGAAGCACACTTTGCTGATGGTGGTGCGCTCGAGGAGGTTGACTACCCAGCTACTACGTCATACGTTGAGTTGAAAAACCTCTACAAACTCACGAACGAGCACTGCAATACAGAAGGTTGTGCTCCTAACGTTATGAGTTACTTTGTAAGCGGTTGTGACAATCTCCAGCCCGTGAAGAAGCTAATCGATATCATGGACGCGCAAGTTGGGCAAACTCCTCACGCTCTCCGCTACGTGCGCTGTGTCGGCTTCAATGAGACCTTCACGGACGGGCGCGCCTTCGATAAACTCTCCCAGCTGGTAGACGGCACGTATCAAGGTATCGATGCAGAAGGACAATACGGCAACGACCCATATCCAGTCTTGGACGGTACTATCAACCTTACCACAGGCGCATATCGCGACACCTACGATGCCCTGATGACGCACTATCCTAAGCTAAAACTCAACATCGCCAAATGGTGGATTCGCTTCGAGGACCCAGAGGTGAAGCGCCTCTGCGTGGAAAACTGGGATAAAGACGGTGACGGTGAGCTCTCTATGGAAGAAGCTGCTTCAGTTAGTTCCATCGGGACTATTTTCTATAATATGAATACAGATAATCTCTCAGATCTGAAGCATTTTAAATCAGTCAAACTCCTTCCGTCAGCAGATGGAGCTCCTCGCTCATACTTCTATAATACAAGAAGAATCGATATACCTGAGAATGTCACGTCGCTTAGTCGTTATGTATTAGGTTTCAACACATCAACAGTTGTCGTTTTTCATGGAAAGACTCCTCCACGTCACGACTGGACATTTTCTAACACAACAGGAGTCTACGATACATGCACACCTAAGGGGTGCAAGTTCTATGTACCTGACGAGAGCTTGGAAGCATATAAAAAGGCTTTTACAAGTCAACCTTGTCCATTAAAAGGACCGTCTATTATCCATCCTATAAGTGAGTATCACGAATGATACTCGCTTATAGGATGAACTCTATCCACATACTTATAATTCATCCATGTCTTTTTATACGTGTTTAAAGCCTTATTAGGTACGTATATACATAGCTTTGTAGGAATTCGCATAGCCGTATCTTTATTAAAAAGTGTGTTGTCTCCAAAGGGTGTATCACCCAGCATGATTACATTCTTCAGATTCTCACATCCTAAGAACATTCTTCTTCCACATCCTTTAACAGTGGAAGGAATCCACACTTCTTCTAAGTTAGACATATTCCTGAAGATGTCATTATTCAAGTACTGAATATTGAAGTGTTGCAACTCCTTGAATCTCTTAACATCATTACGGTTGTAGAACTTAGTCCCGATGGGATTAAAATGGTGTTCAAATACTGTTTTAATCCCATCGGGACTATCTTTAGGGGTAACATGAAGATTAAAGACTTCTCTGCATTCGTTTTTTTCACAGAAATAAAGGGAAACGAAGGGGGTATTTTTGATGGATGTAAGAATCTTGAAAAAATAGCAATACCTACGGGATATACACTACAACATACGATGTTCTCTAATTGTGTTCGTCTAAAAGAAGTAATCTTACCTGTCAACATGAAGTCTTCACCAGTCTTATACGAGACCTTTTCACACTGTATAGCACTCAAAGTTCTTGATTTCCCTGAGACGTTTACAGGCATCATTAACTCAGGAACCTTCAGAGATGTTACTGCTATACTTGTATTCAGAGCGCAGACTGTTGTGAAATTTGAACGATATGCAGAATGGCAATTCTTTTATAAAGGCAATAGCATTTATGTACCTGATAGTTTGGTAGAGAAATATAAGATTACTGACGGCTGGAATGACAAATCAGAATGTATCAAGCCCCTCAGTGAGTATCATTCGTGATACTCGCTGAGAGGGTGAATTAAATTTGCTAACCAAAAGCTACTATACTCTTGCTTATATCGTTCAAAACTTGAGTCTGGTACATAGATATATTTTAAATTCTCATTCAGTTCATGAATAGAAGAGTTACTAATTTTAGGAGGAGTTTTTGGCAAAAAAATAATAATTGTAAGTCTCTTATTTCTAATTATAGATTCACCCAGAATTTCTTTCACATTAACTGGGATAGCAATCTCTTTTAATCCCGTATTAAAAAATGCTTGATAAGATAATGTTACAAGTGACTCGGGTAGTTCAAGAGAACTTAGATTCGTGCAATTAGAGAAGGAAACATAAGATCCTATTACTTGCCCTAATACTATGATGTTCTTAAAAAACTTGAACTCTTTAAAATCTCTTATATCCTTGTTGTTTGTAAACTTAGTCCCGATGGGATTGAAATGGTGTTCAAATGCTGTTTTAATCCCATCGGGACTGTATTCCAAGGCTTAGATAGAAAAAATGGAATATTAGACCTATCTATCTTTAAGAATCTCAATTCTATTAATCAAGAGAGCTTACGTTATATAGTGCACCTTTACAAACTAATATGTCCACCTTCTGTATCTGTGTACCCAGCGTGCTTCTATAATTCAACGATTGATAATATCATCGTTGAAAATATGGAGCAACAAAGTTCGTTACTATGGGGCTTGCGTTTTAAAAACTTTGTAATCAAAAGCAAAATGCCTCCTAAGCAAGGGAAGGGAGCTTCATATGGATGGAGTGATAGAACAGGCTCAAGAATATTTGTGCCAGACGAGAGCGTTAATCTATACAAAGCAAGTGCTTCCTTCTCAGATATAGCAGAATATATCTATCCGCTTAGTAAGTATCACGGATGATACTCACTTAAAGGGTAAATTCGCTCTGCAACACGAGACCAGTTGTCGGAATTTCTATAAACATCTATTACGTTGTCAGGCACATATATAACGCCGTTTCCCCTTAGTGAGGATGAATTAACAGTAGGTGGGGTCTTTGATCTTAAAATGGTAATTTTCGCAAGCAAAGAAGGCTGAGTATATCCAAAAGAAGATATAGTAGAAGGGTAGTCTACGACATCCTTAATGTATTTATCAAAGCCTTCAGGTATATACGACAACGTCCCTTCTTCTACAAAAACAGTTTTAATAGATTTAAGAGGTTTATAAGACCAACCTCCGAACGTGTACCAACCTATAACATCTACACTCTTAGGGATAGTTATTGATTCTAAAGATTCACATCCCTCTAAGTTCTCATATCCAATCCTTTTGATATTGGTAAAAGATAAGACCTGCAGATTCCTTATCCTTCTATTTTCTGTGAAGATAGTTCCGATGGAACCCTTACCTAAACGCTCTCCGTATCTCCTTATTAATCGTTGTGTCTTTCACGGCAGAATACACCTGAGTAGTCTTGATGCTCTGATGACCTAATATATGTTGTATAATCGGAAGACTCACACCCTTACTCAGTAGCACAGTAGCACACGTGTGCCTAGCGCAATGAAAAGTAATGTGCCTATGTATATTGAACCGCTTAAGCACACGCTTCAGCACCAGGTTGCAGCGAGCATTACAAGGTAACTGAAAGAGTTTACCTGTAGTTGTCTTGTTCTCTTGCACCATTGCAGCAGCCTTTCCTCCAAACATCTTAGAGATAGGTATTCGCACCTCATGGTCAGTCTTCTGCATTCGCATCACCACCCACTTGTTCCGATAGATGTTCTTAACGTGCTGCTTAGTTACTTGCACGATGTCCGAGAATCGAAGACCAGAATAGACGCTGAACAGAAAACCTTTAACTACCTTTCTCTCCTCTTCTGTCAGTTCTTCCTTCTCCTTCTTATCTTCTATCCTCCTCAGTTCTCTCTCTGTCAGTGATTGCTTCTGCACATTCTCAGTCTTGATATGATACTTGCGAAAAGGATAGACTGTCATCAGTTCTTCGTCGATAGCGAGATTGACGAATCGACGAAGTATCTTCATAAACTTAGCTATGGTATTAATCGCATACCCTACATTCTTTAGGAAGTTCTCAAAATCGCAGATACACTTGTAATCAATCTGAGTGAAGGTCATATCTTCCTTAAACCGCCTTAGCACTGCCAGCGCAGCCTTATGATTTGCTATCGTCCCAGCTGTATACGTCTCCTTCTTTATCTCCCCTTCCATCCAGTCAAAAAAAGATCCATCCTCCTTGTATGTTATTATTTTTGGATTGTCTATTAGTTGGTTAATATTACCGATACGTTTTACAAAGTATTGTCCGTCTATTTGTATCTGTATTAATGCGTTATGTCCACGTAAATTGGTTGCAATGTCCTGAACAATCTCTTTGATGTCTTTCATTATATCTTCTTAGTATGTTCTGCTATCCTGATTTTTGATTTTATAGGGCTAATCATATCTTCTATTCGTTGCTTATCGCTTCCAAAATAAGCACAGTATTGATGATAGCCAGGGGTTATGTCCCCTGTCATGTATCCTTGTATAATACAAGTAGCTTTATCGCCTTCAAAAACAATTAACCCCTCATAAATAGTTTTATGCCATACGTAATGTACTTTTGCGCTGTGTGCTGAAAGTTCGTTGTTTACAAGTTTTTTTTGATCTTCTTGTGTCATAAGATGTACTTCTGTTGTCCATTCACGCTGAAGATAGTAATTTATTACTCTTAATAGGGAGACTCTTATGGTTGGAATTACTAATATTAATTTATGTCTATCACCTACCATTGACGAACAAGCTTCCATAAATTTATCTACAGTTATATCTCCATTTGTCTGAAAAACATACCAGCCTTGTTCACGTAACAAGGCTGGTAGTTTTCTCGATATACAACAAGGTTCTTGAAAAGCCATTAGAAATCGTCCTCCTTTTTTTGTTGTTCTATGAATGCTTTTAAGTCAGCTATAAGTTTGTTGAAATATTCACTTCTCTTCTCGTTAAAGCTTTCTGTGTTTTTTATTTGTTGAATTGTCAAGTAGTAATCTTCATCTTCATGTGAGAAAATCTTTTCTCTTTGTTTTATATTTCCGCCATTTGATGCCATTATTATATAGCCGCTGTATGAGTATCGTACAGCATCTATTTTTAGTCTAAATCGCTTATCTTTGCAGTCGATTGTGATGTCAAATTTTTCTATACCGTCATAATCAATAGGTCTTCCCATCAGTTTATCACTTGTTATTTGGAAGTTCTTGTTTGCTTTGAGTATAATTTTCCCCTTTTCTGCGTCTTCAACTTGGACGGCATTTTTGTAGTTGCTTATTTTTCCCGCAAAATAACTCCGAATATAGGCATATTCTTGTTTAGCGTTTGTATCTGTCGTTATAATTTGGGTAAAGCCTCCGTTAGTATCAAAACGGATTGTGTCTTGTGCGTAACTTGCTATTCCAATAATGGCAAATAGTAGAGTGATAATTAATTTCTTCATAAGGTTTGTTTTTAATACGTTAATATCGCAAAGGTAGTATTTTTATCTTAAAAATAAAGATTTCTATTGATATAATTTTATTTATAGTAAAACTTTCTGTATCTTTGCATTAAAAAGGATAACAATATGCAAGGAAGTAAATATGCTAAAACTAAGACTGAGACACCTGATTGGTATGTTGCACGGTGTTTGATGCGTGAAAAGAAGAAGAAACTTGTTGATGCCGCAGCTTTCTTTGGTTTAACTGTTGGAGGAATGCACCGTGTTATAAATGGTGTACCAAATATCATTCAAGCGAAGAAACTTGCAGAGTTTTTGGAAGTCGATTTTTGTGATCTATTTGATTTTAATAGTATAAAACGATAAAGTTATTTAGTTTTTCTTGCGAATACAAAATATATTTATTACCTTTGCGAAAGAAATCAAATAAGTCTATTGTATGGCAAGAAGAAATGAAGATAATAAGGATGTAAAGGAATATCGTGGTAAGCGTTTCGATATGCGTGCCTTAATGGCTAAATATGATGTATCTATTAGTGATTTAGCTAATGGAACAGGACTTTCTTATGGCTCTGTTCAGAGCCTTATTAGGCTCAACCGTCCTTCTATGACAAATCTTTATAAGATAGCTCAAGCATTGTCTTGTGATGTAACAGAGTTGTTTTTATCTGAAGATGAAATAGAGAATCCATCTTTTTCAAATAATATAGATGAGGAAGATACATTTAAAAAGGATTTTGATGTTAAACCTTTAGACCCTTCTTCAATACCTGGTTTAATGTTATCCCATGACACGATAACTTGTCCTTATTGTAGCAAGCGTTTTTTGTTGTTGGATTGAGAAATAATTGTTTTTGTTCTCCTCTTTCTTAGGGAAGTTTTTGTGAAAAATGTTATCTCTATTTTTTTGTTCTATTAATAGTGTCGTCCGAAACGAAATCGTAAAAATCCTGATTTTTAGATAGATAAGCAGTGTGTGGTTTACCTAACACTGCTTTTTTTACGTAGAAACAAAAGGAAGAG